CTAGGCGACGACTTTCGTGACGACACCCGATCCGACGGTTTTGCCGCCTTCTCGGATGGCGAAGTGGTCGCCGTCGCTGATGGCGATCGGTTGCTTCAAGGCGATGCTCAAACGAACTCCGTCGCCGGGCATCGCCATCTGCACGCCGTCCATCACCGATGCACTGCCGGTCACGTTCGTGGTTCGGAAGAAGAACTGAGGTGCGTAGCCGTCAAAGAACGGCGTGTGGCGGCCTCCTTCCTCCTTCTTCAACACGTAGACTTCCGCCTCGAAATTGCGATGCGGAGTCACGCTGCCGGCTTTCGCCAACACCTGTCCCTTCGTGATCGCCGTGTGAGCGGTCTTACGAAGCAACACACCAACGTTGTCGCCGGCGCGGCCTGCTTCCAAGACTTCGCCGAACGATTCGACTTGCGTGATCACGTCGCTGCCGGTCTCGCTGGCCAAGCCAACGATCTCGACCGCGTCGCCAGCTCGCACGACACCCTGCTCGATCTTACCCGTCACGACCGTGCCGCGACCGGCGATCGAATAGACGTTCTCGATCGGCATCAAGAACGGCTTGTCGATCAATCGCAACGGATCGGGAATCGAACCGTCGAGCGCGTCAAGCAATTGCTCGATGCACGCGATCGTTTCGGGGTTGGCAGGATCGTCATGAGCTTGCATCGCGGATCCGCGAATGACGGGAACCTCGTCGCCGGGGTATCCGTATTCGCTGAGCATTTCCCGCAAGTCCATTTCGACCAAGTCCAGCAATTCGGCGTCCTCGACCAAGTCGCACTTGTTCATGAACACGACCAAGTGCGGCACGCCGACCTGACGAGCCAACAGCAAGTGTTCTCGAGTTTGCGGCATCGGCCCGTCGGCAGCCGACACCAGCAACACCGCGCCGTCCATCTGGGCCGCACCGGTGATCATGTTCTTGATGTAGTCAGCATGGCCGGGACAGTCGATATGGGCGTAGCGACGACCTGGATGCGTCGGATCGCGGTAGGGCGTTTCGTACTTCACGTGCGAAGCGATCACCGTAACGGTCTTGTTCTTGTCGCGAACAATGCCGCCCTTGGCAATCGACTCGTACGACTTGTACTTGGCCATCCCCTTTTCGGCTTGAACGCGCAGGATCGCGGACGTCAGCGTCGTCTTGCCGTGGTCGATGTGACCGATCGTGCCAACGTTGACCGACGTCTTTTGCGTCATTTCGTTTTGAACCATAGCTCGCAAACTCCTTTTTCAAAGGAAGCGTTTCGCACCGATCGCCAGCGACCGAGGTGAGCAGCCTCGATCGCCTTTTCGCTCGCATGAGCGCCAGATGACCGGGAACGAAGAAACAGGAAAACGCCATCAATCAAGAAACAACAATCCACAAAAAAAGCCCGCCAAGTGATTCACCGGGCAGGCTTTGTGGATCGTTTCGGAATCAACCTTTACTCACGACACACCATCCCCGCCTCGCCCTCGAAGGTCGAGTCGGTCGTTGATGTTGTGAATGAAGTGAAGTTGTTCATTTCGGTTTCCAGAATTGACGGACTCGGGCAAAGACACTTTGCCGCCGGCGAGGTTCGCTTATTCTTCTTCGTCGTCCTCGTAGGTCGGTGGCCAATCGTCGAGGATGCCGGGGTACTTGTACCAGTCTTCGCCCCAACTGCCGGGATGCACGACGGGGTAGTCGGGCATGCCGGGGTAGGCTTCGCCGGGGTGACCGGGTGGAAGGTTGTCCGGGTACGAGTGACCTGGCGGTACGTGGTACGGATGGTCAGGCGGCAACCGTGGCCAGATGTGCGGCGGCAACGGGGCGTTGATGATGACCGGTGGCTCGGGCTGCGGCGGCCAGAAGTGCTCTTCAGGCCACCATGGCGGGCGCGGGCCGAAGTCGGGTGTGCCGGGTGGATAGTCGTCGGGCCAGACCGGCTGTTTGGGTTCTGGTGGCGGTGTCAGGATGATCGGGCCGTCGGGTTCCGGTGGTTCGTAGGGCGGGTCGTCGGCCGGCGGATCGAACGGTGGCACGAACGGATACGGCGGCATGTTGGGTTCGTAGGGTCCGGGCGTGGTCATTGCAATGCACTCCGCTTGAGAGGGTTGGGATGGACGAAGCTGGTGCGGTTGCTTGGGCAGAGGCCGCACTGTGGGATGGCTTTGGTTTCGATGAACTTGCGAAGTTCATCGTCGGTGGCGTCGGGGGTGATCGCTTTGTAGTCGCGGAAGAGTTGCCACTGCGGGAGGTCGTGCAGGTTGAGCTTGGTTTCGAGTTGGGCGAAGTACGCGAGCGCGGGACACTTCGCCAGCAAGCCGCCGGCGACGAGTTGCGTGCAAGTCTTCTGCATGCAGACTTTGAACGCGGCGTCCGGTTTGGAATCGAACGGCATCGGTGTGCCGTTCTCGACCTTGTATTGCCGCATCCAACCGCGATGCGATTGGCGGATCTTGATCTGAATGCCGGGGTGCTGTTCTCGCCATCGCCACACGAGTCGTTTCACTTCGCGGAAGCGTTTGACGTAATCGTCGTGGGTTCCGTGCTGGCTGACTTCGAGCCGGCAGTTGGTGTCGACCAGAACCGCCGGCAACTCGGGGAAGCGATGCAGGAAGAACCCGTTGGTGACCAGCATCAGGTTGCTGTCGGACCAGTGTTGCCGCGCGAGCCGGATGTGCTCAATGATTTGCGAATTGAGTAGTGGTTCGCCGCCGAGTAACGCGAAGCGACGTGGCTTCAGGCGGTGCGACCACTTCGAGTAGTCGGACTCGGCGTCGTCGATCGTCGGCAACTTGCCGGCGACGTGAAAGTTAGAGTAGTGGCTGCATTGTTGGCACGACAAGTTGCAGCCGTGGGCGACGTGATATTCAAGTGCCGGCAACGGCAGTCGCTCGTCCATGAGCAGCATCCTCCGTGATGCGAAGTCGGAAGCGGCGAGCGTTCACGCCGAGACGAAGTAGTAACCGTGTCAGCACGAGATGCGACGACGCGGTTTCGGCATGCGAAAGTAATCGCGGATCCAGACGAAACGATTTATGCGACCAATCGCCAGTCACGATCAGGTCTGGATAAACGGCCAGCAGGTTGGCGGCGTGTCGCGGAGTGAACACCGGGCCGATGTTGTATTCGGTTGGCGGTTGCTTACCCCACTCGCGGATCATCACTTTGGCTTTCGCATCGCCAGCGAACGGTAACTCGGGCGGATCGAACCTTCGCCATCGGCACGCCTTCATGTACGGCTTGCTCTTGCCGATGAAGTGGTAGATGTACGACTGCATCACTGGGTTGGCCGCCCACTCGGGGTTTTGCTGGACGCTGACATTAAAGTCGCCGGGTAGGAAGCTGATGTAGCCCGGATGATCGTTGAACAATTGATTGATGATCAACGATTCGTCGGTTGCTTGGTCGTTGGCTCCCCAGGTCGGAATCAAGTGCCGGATGATGCGGTCAAACATCGGTTCGTACATCGCGGTTTCGTACAAATACAAACCACCGTTGGGATGCAACCAAGTGAACGCGGGCTGCAGACCGCAACGCGTCGCCCAGATCTCGTGGGCACGTCGTTGCCAACCTCCATCGTCGATACGGTTGAGAGCACATTGTCGCTCGGCAACCAGGCCAAATTGCTTGGGTCCGGCCAAATCGAACGGTGACGGGCAATCCGACCGGATCAGCATGTCGTTATCGAGTTGCAGAACATGCGCGTCGCCGAACAAGCGTCGCACGTGCTTGCAAACAAACATCTTCTGCCAGAACGGATGGACCGGATGGAGGTTGCGGTCGATCCACAGCAATTCGGCTCCCCACCGTTCTGCCGCGGCCTCGTAGCTGGCCCGGACGTTCTTCAGTGCTCGGCGCGGCGGCAAATCGAGGACCGCGATGACTTTGGTTGGCAAGTTCATTTCCATACGACTCTTTCCAATCCGTGTTTGCGAAGGCTGGCTTTCAGGAACTCCGGCCGCCGGCGAACGTAGCCCGGCGGGTCGACGTGTTCGTGCTTGAACGAGTGGTCGATATCACAAGCGACGTTCACACCAGCGAGTTTGCATCGCCAGAAGAAGTCCCAATGCTCTTCGACCTTCAGCGACTCATCCCAACGGATCGCCTGCAGGATGTCGCGGTAGGCAACGAAGCAATTTCCGACGTAGTGGCACCAACGGATGCTGCCGCGTCGTTTGTAGTTCCCGTGCGGAATCCGAAGCGTCTTGTTCGCAACGCTCATCATCTTGGGACGTTCTTGTTGGTTGCTAAGTGCCGCGAGCAAGTCGATGTCGTGATGTCGATTCAATTTGCGAACCAGTTCGGGCAACCGGGTCTCCGCAGTCACCAGATGATCATCATCGGAGAAGACCACGATCGGCGTGTCGCCAGCGTCGAGCAATTGATTTCGGCCGGCTGACAACCCGATGTCGTAGTCGGTTTCAATCATTCGATCGACCAATGCGACTTCATCGGGACAGTTCGTCGAGAACCGCAGTTCCGGTTTCCCGTCGTCAAGCACGTGGATCAACGGTCGATCCTCGCCGTAGTGGCGATGGATGCTGCGGACCAGTGCTGCGCAACACTGCGGTCGATGGATCGTCTTGATGCAGAAGGTGACTTGATCACGCACGGACGATACCCCCGCCGGGATAACGCATCGAGTTGAAACCGTGTTTGCGAAGTCCCATCGAGCGGTACTTCGCTCGCTTGCGGAGCCGCCGGTAGTCTTCGGATTCCACGTGAGCGTGTTTGACGAAGCAATCGCCTGCGACCGCAACTTTCAGTTCCGCGAGCTTGGCTCGGTAAAAGAACTCCCAGTGCTCGAACGTTTTGATTTCTTTATCCCAACGCAAGGTTCGGATGGTTTCGGTACGAGCCAAGAATGCGTTCGATGACATATCGCACCAAGCGACGTAACCGTTTCGTCGAGTCTCGCCGCGATGGATCCAAATCCGCTTGCCTTTCATCAGCTTGGACAGCATCGTCGGTCGGCCACCACTACCTTGGCGAACGCCGAGGATGTCGGTTTCGTTTGGGTTGAAGCGATTGCAGAGTCGATCAAGATTGAAGTTCTCGGTGATGACATGGTCATCGTCGAGCAAGAACATGTGTTCGGTTCGCACCGCGTCCACGGCGATGTTGCGCCCCACTCCCACCCCAACATCGACTCTGGCCAGTTGGATGACTTGGCATTTCGCCGCAGTCTCCGGGTACGTCGGCAGAAAGCGACGATCGGGGTGTCCGTCGTCGACCACGTTGATCTTGGGGGCGGCGATGTGTTTGCAGAGCGACTCAACCAGTCGGTGGCATGACCACGGACGATGGATCGTCTTGATGCAGAACGTGATGTCGGAGAGTTGGACCATAGCTTCACCAAATGTTGAGGATTTGCCGACCGACTCGCATCACGTGTCGGTAGTCTTTCGGTCGGCCCGCGTGCAGCTTGCTTCGCAGCAACACTTTCAGCGGCGGCAGTCGCCCGTAACGCGACACGGTTGAGAGCCAATAAAGCGGTTCAAAGTCCGCGTCGGTGTGACCGCTCGGCCGGCTGATGATGTCCATGTGCGGTGTGCAATGAATCCGAGCGGACTGGCAGGGCGGATCGGCTTCGGGATGATCGCGGAACAAGATCTCGTGCGGGCCGGCAATCTCGCGCACCGTGTCTTTCCAACCCTCGTTACCCAAGGACGGATCGAGCCATAGATCCGTGTCTGGATTACCGAAGCTGAACCCATGAACTTGCAGCGCGAACGTGCCGAACAACAGGTATCGTGCTCGAATGCGACCAAGCACACCGCCAACGTCAGAACTGATCATCGAACAACGTCTCCGTGGTTTTCAGCAACGCCAGTTTCCCACCAGCGTTTGAGTAACTCGTGCGGCACCGATCCATCGGGTTGAACCAAACGCAGGACGTGGCGATGGTGTGTGATGCGGATCGACGAGTAGTGGCGAACTTGGTTGCGAGCCCTGCAGTTCCATTCGGCCGGCAGGACGTACGACGGAACGGCGTACAAAAGCAAGGCCCGAGTAAGCAAGATTTCATCGTTGCCTCCGTGATAACGTCGTCGCCAGAATGCCAGAGCATCGAGGACGCGTTGGCACTTCCGAAGCATGAAGACACCCGAGTTCATGGACGGGACACCACAGATGCGAGTCTTGTCGCACCGCCGCGAGATGCCATGAACGTAGGCGGCCTCGTAGCCGTACCGATCCGTCAACAATCCGGCCGGTTCGATCGCCGATGGATGTAAGACGACCGTGTCGGCGTCGAGATAGACGGTGCGATCGAATGGCAACCATGGAATGAAACGCGGCTTGACGTGGTAGCCGCCCGTCGCCGACACCTCGAAGCGATACTCGACCATCGGGCACGCTTCGGCCGGTTGATTCGTGAACAACGCGACCGGCACATCGGGACAATGATGCCGCAGGGATGCGATGGACCGGCGCAGTTGCCACAATGACTTGCCACCGATCGCGATGTACATCACGCCGAGGTCTTCGGTTGGCCTTGGGTGCTCGTTCATCCGTGCTTGCGTAGTTCGGGATTGACGTGGTCGATGGCCGATGCGATCTCTTCTTCGGTCGGTTCGATGCCGAGGAACTCGATCAGGTTCTTGATGACTTCTTCGGGATACGTCACTAGTTCGGCGAACTCAATCCGGAAGACTGGCACGTCCGGATGTGCGGCGATGAAAGCGTTCCGGTGATCGAGCAGACTGCGTTGGAGTTGTTCGCATTGCTCGTCAGTGGCGGCGAACCATTGGCCTCGGTGCTTTTCGGATCGGCTTTGCAATGATCGAATCGAGGCTTCGATGTCACGATCGACACTGACGATGCGGAGTGAATCGCCCAGGCCGGCATGGAGATGCTCAGCGAAGCGGCACAGATGCGGGTACTTGGCTCCGGCGACCGTTTTGTCTCGGTTCGCTTCCGCTTTACGGGTGACGATCCAGGACTTCAGTTTCTGCGTCAGCTGTTCGTCCGACATGACGGGATCGACGGCCGGGAAACGCATCGCCTTTTCGCAAAGTTGGGCTAGGCCGACCGCTTCACCGCCGCCGGTGGATTCGTAGCCGGAAAGTTGGTTGCCCATGTGGACGCCGAGGTGGTGCATTACCATGGCGACGCAAGACGTGCCGGCGCGGTGGGGTCCGAGCACGGCGAAGAACGGGGCGTCCGAATGATCGGCGTTCTTGGCGTCGTTGAAGAACCGCGTTTGACTCCACTTGCGACCGCAGATGTTGGACTTGGTCGGCAGTTGCCCGACGAGCCAACGGTCGGGCGTGTAAACGGCGATGGATTCTTTGTCGACGTTCTTGCCTTGAACGAGGGCTTGGTACCGACGTTGGGCCAAGCGACCAAGATGGTGGTCGATGTGGTGTTTGGTGTGCCAATCATTCCAGTGAAGGTGACGGTACAACGCTTTCATATTGTCGCGCCCGCGGACCATGAACGCGTGCGTCCGGTTCACGTTGTACGGTCGATAGACTCGCTCGCTGACTTTGTGCGGCGGATGCTTGCCGGCGTAGAGGTGCTGGCCACCGAGGTACGCGAGTCCCCAGTCGGCGGGCAGTTCGTTGACGTATTCTTGCAAGCGTTCTTGGAAGTCTTCGCCAAAGCCGGCGTCGTCCTCGAATACCACATAACTGTCGATGCCTTCGAGCAGACACTTTTCGAGAACCAAGCAATGCGACCGATAGCACCCCCACGCTCCGTTGCCCGCTCGCCATTGTGGAGGCGTCGCGATGTGGCGACCGTCGACGGCGGCGAATCGTTCGGGTTGCGGAAACGGCCATGGTTGCGGAAGTTGCTTCATCCAATCACGCAAGCGATCGCCGCGACGGTCGAGGTTCATCAAGAAGCAACGCTCGACGATTTTGTTATCGGTGGCGATCATCGTCGTCATCCGGCTCGGGTGCTCCGTCGGGGAACTTGCGTTGGAACTTTCGGATCGCTGTGTTGACGAGTGATTTCGCGATGACGCGGGTGAACCTTCCATGGGGCATGCCTCTTAGCTGGGCTTCTTCGAGTAACCATTCCGTGATTGTGTCGACGTTGCGAAGGCACCCATCGACGCCCCAATCGTTCATCGTGTCGACGCGAGTTTCGCAGTTGCACGTTTCGCTCGGCTTGGCAAACCACGCGAGCATCTTTTTCAGTTCGTTGCCGGGGCCAGGCCGGTAGTCCGCGATCTTGAGCGTCGCGGGCAACTCGTCGCGGTCAGGCATGTAGTTGGCGAGCATCGCGGACAGTTCAGTGACGTCTTGCTTGCGCCTTCGTTTGTTGACCAACGCCATTCCGATCGTGACGACGTTGATCGCTCGCGGGTTGGTTTCGTTTTGGCAAGCGTTGCACGCGGCCGGCGATGTGCGGACTTTGCAGCCCGCCATGCCGGCGGCGACTTCGCACTGGTTGTCGGGCGTCAGGTGCGGGCAGTGGATCATGCGGAGACTGTTACGACCTCGCCGTCATAGGAACCGCTGCTCGATGGAGGATCGCCGGCGTCTTCGCAGTCGCTGCCCTGCAGTTCCCAACCGCACGACCAAATCCAGGTGCTCTCGCAAGCGTCGCTGGATCCGCCGCTGCTGTCGTCGCCATTGGATTCGTCATCTTCCGATTCGTCGCCTTCGGAATCGTCCCCGCCTGAGTCATCGCCGCCAGAATCACCACCGGAGTCTTCGCCACCCGAATCGTCGACGCTTTCGTCAGTTGATTCATTGTTGCTACCCGAGCCGCTTCCGCCGCCACCGGAATCACCTTCAGATGTTTCGCCCGATTCATCGTCAGACTCGTCGCTGCCTTCGGACGTGGAGTCTTCGGAAGCGTCGCTGCCGCTGTCGCCGGATGAATCGCTGCCGCCACCGCCGGAATCTACGTCCGACCCTTCGCTGGTCTCGGAACCGGAATTGTCGGATGCGTCGCTACCGGATGCGTTTGAAACTGAATCGTCAGATGCTGAATCATCTGAACCCAAATCATCGCTATCGGAATCGGAAGCGTCTGAAATGCTCGTGGATGTTGAACCGCTTGCTTGTGACCCGGAGCCACTTCCGGATCCGCTCACCCATGGCGGCGATCCGCTGTGATGGCTTCGTGAGTCCGAACTATCATCAACGGATGAAACGCTATCTGAAGCGCTAGCCGATTCACTAAAGGACTCAGATCTCGACGTTGATTCGGAGCCTGACTCGGATTCTGATTCAGACGTTGATGAAACAGATTCGGTTGATCCGGAGTCGCTGCTATCACTTGTCGACAATGAATCATCGGACGCCGTCGAATCTGATTTGCTGTCGCTCTCACTCTCGGATGCACTTTGCGAACCGCTCTTGGATTGACTTGAATTTGAGTCGGAATCTGATGAGTCGCTGGCGGATGTGCTCGATGCCGAGTCCGACACTGAATACGACGAATCCGAACTTCCGTTGGACGAATCGCTCGCGGACGATGAACTACTGGAGTCTGTGACAACCGAGTACGACACATCCGACGAAGCAGGGCTGTCGCTGGTTGATTCGGAATCGCTGGATGCGGAGTCCGATTCTGATTTTGATTTCGACGCTGATGAGGATCCCGAATCGCTGCCACTGGAGGATGGCGTGCTGGATGAAACGGAACTATCGCTGGAGGATTTGCTTTCGCTTGATGAACCGCTGTCACTCGATGAGTCGCTGCTTGACGACTCAATGTGTGCGGATGACGAATCAGAAGATTGAGAGCTGTTGCTCGAAGGCGAAGTTGATGACGAGTCCGATGCCGAGGATGAATCGCTGCTATAACTGTCCGAAGAAGAATCCGATGACGATGACTCGCTGTTAGACGACGAATGTGTTGATGAGCTAGACGACCCAATGCTAGAAGATGAATGACTGGATGAAGACGGACTGCTCGATGACGGACTACTCGATGAAGAACTCTTGCTCGAAATGCTGCTGGATGATTTGCTGCTCGACGATACCGATGAACTGGAACTCGGCGAACTGCTGCTGGAGGATGAAGACGAAGAAGACGAGGACGATGAAGAAGATGGCGAGCTACTTGAACTCGATGACATGCTGCTCGAACTGGAGCTACTCATGCTCGCACTACTCGACGAGCTGCTGCTGACCGAAGAACTGCTGCTTGACGATGGACTGCTCGACGACGAGCTACTCGATGATGACGACGAGACGCTTGATGATGAACTTCCAGATGAAGAGGACGAGCTCGACGAACTACTTCCGTCGCAGCATCGGCATCCGATCGTGACGTAGCTGCCGGTGTCCTCGTGAAAATGCCCGATGATTTGTTGGCTGGGCAACAATGCGTAGTCGCACACGTTGTAGACCGAGACTTTGATGCCGATCGGTTTCCAAGCGTTACCGTCGAATCGCAGTTCACGGGCCATGCCCCACGACTTCGCTTTCAGCCGCTTGGTTGGCTTGCAAAGCAACGTCTGCTTCGGCGGGTCAACGATCCATGATCGGTGGCCGTCGAAATTGACGATCAAGTATTGGTCTTCGTCGCCGCCTTCGATCGGGCCACGAATGCGTTGTGCCGAATGATTGCGAGCGGTGATGCGGACGGTTTCGCCGGCGGGATCTTCAACGGGTTGGATCTCGCCGTCTTTGTCCAACTCGAACAGGTCGCAGTCGGCTGCGCCGGTTCGCATTCCCTTGCGAGACGCGATGCCGCCCTTGGGAACTTTGGCGAGATAGACCGGGTCGGCGGGGTGGCCTACTCGGACGACTGCCCATTGTTTGCCCAGCTTCGTTGGATCATTCCGCCAAAGGATCTGGGCTGATCCATCGGGCTTGGATTGCAATGTGTCGCCACCGGATTCGCCCACGTCGGCGAAGCGATGCCACGTCTTGGTGATATCGACTTGCGCCGCAACGACACCATCGAACACGACTCGGCCAACTTGGTCCGCCGCGATCGGTTCGATGGCGACGCCAACGCGACCGCTGTGCTCGTCTTCGGTTGGTGTGACCGTTTCGATTGTCGCGTCGCGAACGAAGCGGGCCAGTTCAACGGGACCAGCCGTTGGGTCGGTCAGCGGCGTTTCAAAGCCGACGATGCCGCCGATTGGAACAACCACGCCGGACTTGTTGTGAACGCGAACCGTCGATGCGTTTCGCAGGTGCGTCCGCGGGCCGGCACCACCGGGGAGCCGGTTGCGGTGCGATGCATCGGCTGCGGCAAGCAGTCGGTTGTACTCGGTCGCCGAGATGCGAAGCTGATCACCTGGGCGAACGCGTCTTGCCAACTATGAGATTCCTAGAGCGTTGAAGTTGCCTTCGGGGTAGACCTGCTCGACATAAGCCGCCGCCGGTGTTTGCAGCACACGATCGCCGACGACCTCCTCATCATGCTTCACCCACAGGTAGTCCCAACCTCGCTTATTGACGGTGCCGATGTCGCCAAGTTGCAAAGCGGCTTGGTTCGGACGAGCGGCGAAGTGGTAGGTGATGTCGACCCAGTTGTTGTCGTCTTCGCCTCCTTCGCCGCCGAGGAACAAGGCTTCACCTGGGCCGAAGATTGACCAGTCGGTTGAGTTGGTGCGTCCCGTCATTGCGACGACGGCCAGCAAGTAAGACGTGGAGACGAACTCGAACTTCTTGCGGACTGAAAACTCGAATGCGGGAACGGTGATGTCGACGCCGGACACGCCGGAGTCACTCACGCCGATCGCACCGCGATAATTGGGTGCGGTCTTGCCAGGAGCAGCATAAATGCCGCGGGTGCCGAGCGATTGATTGACGTGGGTTGTCGCGCCGGTGGTGTTGAACGACACCGGATCGAGTTTGGTTCCGTTCAGGTTCGCGGTGACGAGAGCATATTTCTCGTTGATGTGTTCCGCGTCGATTCGCAGAAACGGGATCGTTTCCGGTTGTGTTGTGCGGAAGTGTTGCAGCAAAGCGGCCGCTGCGGCAGCCGGATCGACACCGCCACCGCCCGAACTTGCCACATACGAAACGGTGTCAGTCGTTTGCGTTCCGCGAGTCGCCTTGGGGGACAACGCGGCAACTTCAAAGTTGTATCCGCCGGCGGAAATACTCATCAGCTAAACACCAACCCGCTACCGCTCGATCGTTCGGCGAGCTTGCGAGTGTTGTGAGCGGTTTCGACGATGGCTCGTTGGACGTCTTCGCTCAAGCCAAGGCCAGAACGCTCGCGGGTTTGATCGAGGTTGCCGCTGCCACCGGCTAACAGTTCGTTTGACTTCATGAGGTATTGGCCGATGGAAACGAGACGATCGTTCAGTTGTTGCAGACCTGACTCGATGTTGTCGGCAGGTAGTGGTTCAGCGTTCGGTTCCGCAACGAGGGATGGTTCTTCGACAATGTGTTTTGGATCCGCCTCGGGTTCCGGTTTCTCGATCGCCAACAGCGGCGCGGCGATGACTTCCGGTTCGTTGTTCAGCTTGACCGGTTCGAGCTTCTCAGCCGGTTGTGGATTGCCGAGCGGTTCAATACGCCGGGCACCGCTTCCGAAGTCCAGTCCGCGGGAATCGAAATTGCCAGTGATCGATTCGCCGGATGGTTCGCCGACATCGGTGCCAGCAAAATTGTCGATCGAGGCTTGGGCGTCTCGGTTCAGTTCCAATGCGACCGCGTCGTCCTCGAGCGTTGCTGGCGGGAGGTCCACCTCGTTGCCTGTCCCCGCTTGGTCGGTGATCGCGGCGGCTTTGGCTTCGATCGCGGCGATGCCGGCTTTCAGCTTTTCGATACGTTCGTCATCGGGTTCATTTTCGCCGGGGATTCCCACTTCGGATTGAGCGGCTTCGAGGGACGCTTTGGCTTCGGCGATCGCGGCAGCAAGGTCATCGGAGATTTGTGGTGAATCGTTCGTCTCGCCAGCGGGTTCAGTCTCGTCCGATGGTTTAAGTGCGTTGGCTCTGTCGAGGGCGGCTTGGAAGTCGGCTTCGGCTTGGGCGACTTTCGATTGACGGTCGGCCTCGGCGAGTGATCGCTCGGCTCGTTTGGCCGCGGCGTCGGCTTTGGCTTGGCTTCGCATCTGATCGAGCGAATCGCGAACGCCGGCGGTGAATTCTTCGGTGTCCGCGACGCGTTGATCGTTGGCCGCGGCGTTGTCGGCGAATTGGCGGTCACGCTCTGCATCGACGTCTGAGTTTTGCTGTTCGGTTTCAACGTCGATGGCTGCGTAGTCGGCTTCGAGGTCTTGGCCTTCACGTGACTTCTTGCGTTCATCGAGTTGGCGTTGCAAGTCTTCTTGCATCGCTTTGCGATTCGCTTCGATTTCTGATTTGCGTTTGCGACGCTTTTCCGCTCGGCCGGCGATCGCGGTTTGGCGTTTGCTTTGCTCTTCTTGGTTATTGGCGTTGGTTTCGTTGTCGATCTTGCGGACTTCGGCTTCGACGTTGATGTCGTCGTCGAACAGGGATTTGAGTTTAACCCAAGCCTTGCGCAGGAACCCGACCGTGCTGTTCCACATCTTGCGGACTTCGCCCACGAACACGGCCCATGAATCGGCGAGGTAGTCGATTGTTTCCACCCACGCTCCTTCAACGCCCGCCAATGCGTTGACCAGCACGCCGCCGATCTGGATCGCAACGTCGCCAGCGATGTCGACCAATTCGTGAAGCTTCAGGAATCCTTTCTTAAGGAACCCGACTGTGTTGTTCCAACCTTTCTGCACTGCGGACGTGAGGATTGTCCAACCGTCGGCGAGGTAAGAGACCGTGGAGTTCCAGATCGCTCGGAGTCCACCGAATCCTTGGATCAGTTGATCGGCCAACTTGTAGACTGCGTCTCCCCAAGCGTCCGAAAGGTAAGCGGTGAAGCGGGACCACATGCCGGACAGCCAGGTCGTGCCTTTGGTCCATTGGAGTTTGATGTAGGACCACAGGACATCGACGGCGGCGTTGATGTCACCGGCTCGCAGGGCGTTGGCGATTGCACCGAAGGCGGCCATCGTGTCGGCCTTCAGCTTTTGGAAAGATCCCTTGAGGAAGTCGATCGAGCTGCCGATCGCACCCGAGGTGTACAGGAAGTAGGCACCAAGAGCGACAACGCCGGCGACGACCAATCCCAGTGGCGAGAACAACAACGCCATCGCACCCGCCGCGGCACTGATCGCTCCGGTGAGCAATCCAAACGCGCCGGAGAGTCCAGCGGTGACCGCGGCGTACACGCCCGCGAGTGCGATGTTGATCTTCTTGACGGTGGCCAAGCCAATGAAGACCGCTTTGATGCCCGTTCCGACGACTTTTAACACCGCCCAAGTTGCCGCGAGCGTTTTCGAGGCGACAGACAATCCGATCGTGATGCCCTTGAGTGCGATCATCGCGGCACCGACGCCGGTGGCAGCGACTTTCATTGCGGCGAAACCCGCCACGGCGGTCAGGATCGCCGTTCGGTTTTCGCTGGCCCACGCGAGTGTGCTGCGAAGCAGGCTGCCGACTGCTGATAACAAGCCGCCGGCGAATCCATCGAGGCTGGATGACAGTTGATCCCATGCGTCAGCGAGCGCCGCGACGCCTTGTTTCCATAGGCCACGCAGGTATGCCCACATGACTTTTGCCGCACCAGTGATGTCACCGGATGCGAGTGACGCTGCGATGGCTTTGAACGCGGCTTGCGAATCAACCGCGATCTGGGCAAACGCGGTTTTGAAGAATGCGGACACTCGTGACAGCAGACCGGATGTCTTGGCGAGGTAGAGTCCCAATCCCGCGACGCCGGCGACGACCAGTCCGATTGGCGAAAGCAACGCGGCGACCGCTGCACCGGCCATGCCCACGACGCTACCGATCGCGGAGAAGATGCCAAGCAACCCGCCAACCGCCATCGACGCTGCCGCGGCGGCCGATCCGATCGTGAGCAACGCGGCACCGGCAGCAATGACTCCGGCTGCAACCAACGCAGCGACTTGGACGACTCGTTTGTTCTCGCCGATCCAGTCGGTGATGGACGATGCGGCGAGTGATACGTTTTCGGTCAGTCGCTGGATTGGCTTTTCGAGTGCTTCGCCGATTGCGATGCGAACCGCTTCAAAGGAACTGGCAAGAACTCGGAACGCTCCGCCGAGACCGGATTCCATCTTGTCAGCGGTCTTCTTGGCGATGCCGCCGGCACCTTCCAGTTCGCCGAGTAATTCGCGGGTGTCGGTGACCGTTTTACCGATCGCGGAAGCTGCGGTGATGCCGAGCATCCCGAAGACTTCGTTTAACTTGGCGGCTCGATCGGATGATCCGAGGTCTTTGGTGGCTTCTGCGACTTCGCCCAACACATCGACGAGCGGTCGAGCGTTTCCGGCAGCGTCTTTGGTCGCGACACCGAACACTTTTTGGAATTTCTCGGACTCGGCGGCCGACAGAGTGAGCAATCGTTTCAGAGCATTACCGGCCGATGATCCTTGAATACCAACGTTGCCAAGTGTTCCCAGGATCGCGAGCGTTTCTTCCAGGCTCATGTTGGCGTCGGCCGCGACGGGGCCGGCGTATTTCAATGCTTCACCGAGTGACTCGACGCTGTTGAAACTCTTGTTGGCGGCGGCCGTGAGTGCGTCGGCAACTCGTGGGGCTTGGCTGGCTTCCATGTTGAATTGACGAATCGCGGCGGCGAAGATTCCTGATGCGAGCGTGGCATCGGTTCCGGTCGCTCGGGCGAGGTTCATGACACTGCCGGTCATGTCTTCGATCTGTCGCGGATCGAAACCAGCACGACCGAGTTCGGTCATCAGGCTGGCGACTTCGACGGCGGAGAAGCTGGTGGTGGCTCCGAGTTGCTTGGCCTTGGCGTTCAAACGATCAAACGCCGCGCCGGTGGCTCCCGTGATGGCGGCGACTTGTCGGATGGCATCGTCGTACTCGGCAAACTTTTGGATCCCGGCACCCAGCGGCGCGGCCATCGCGAGGCCAAGACCCGTCATCTTTGCGCCCAACATCGACGTTGACGAGGCAAACGAAGACAATCGTTTCTGTGCCGAACGCAGTCCCTTCACCAACGCTGAGTTCTTCAGCGTCAGTTCGACGAAAGCGGCTCCGGCACGGACCTGACTCATGGGGAAGCGATTAGCCTTTAGCTGTTAGCAATTAGCTTTGGTGAAGTGAGCACCGAGTAGGTTTGCCGCTTGTTCAACGGAAACCTTGGCCTGTGTCGTCTTGGTCGTAACGCACGGATTGAAGTCGTCTGGCTTGAAGGGCTTGCGACGTCGCTTGCGATCGCGATTGACTTCGGCGGTGATCCACACGAGCGTGCTGGCGAGTTGCCAATCGTGCTTGCGGCGAGCGTCGGCCATCCAGCACATTTGCCGCAGCGTTAGCGGTCCGGGGTCGACGCCGAGGATGCCGGCGAGCCGGTAGGTTTCGCGTTCAAGCCGGGCACCTCCAGATTGGTTTCCAACTCCGCGACCATCCGGTCCGCCAGCGTCGGATCGTCCAGCTTCCGATGCAGCATCTCCATCCCGCGTGCCGTCACCTCGCGTTGATGCGACACCGCTTTGGTCAGCAGACGGCGTTGGTCCTCCGGGAGGAAATCCAGCAACGCTTCGACGAGGGCGTTGCGTGCTTCGGTCAAGCAGTCGCCCGACAAACCGGACTCGAACGATTCCTGATCGACGGTGTCTTTGTCCGCTTGCGGTTTGCAAACCGCGAACAGGACTTCACCGAGCAAGAGAAAGTCTTGTGTCATCTGTGGGATCAAGTCGCCATCGACCGCATCGAGCAATCGAACGCCAGCCAATGTCTTGACGCGGCGAAGCGTGGTGTTGTCGATGTCAACGATCCAAACGCGACCTTGGCGGTCAACGAACTTTTGCATGGGGAATTAGTCTTGAGGCATGAGGTGTTAGGCTTGAGAAAGAGAACCGAGCAAACGGTCAGATCATGGGCTACCACCGCCAACATTCATTCCACCACCAGAGGACGATTGGGTTGGTTTGAGCGTGACATCAGCCGAGACGACTTCTTCCAGGTTTTGATTGACGTTGAAGTTCATGACTTCGCACGTGAGCGTGAGTGATCCGCCGGCGTCGGAGATGCCTACATCAGTTGGCGTGCCGGATGCCCACAAGCCTTGCAGCATCCCGAACGAGGTGTCTCCGTTCTTGTTGAGAACCGTGAACTCGATCGACGCATCTTTGAGCGTACCGACGGTCGCTCGCCAGCCGTTGTTGTCGCGCGTCGATGCGTCGGCTTCGGCCTTTTCGAGCGAGACCGTCAAGTCTTTGACGTTTTTGATCTCGGCACCGTCGATCGTGAGGACGGCGTCGAGACCGAGTTTTACTTCAGCGGACATAGGGTTTCGTTTCCATCCTGCGTTGTGAACTTACTTGACGGAGTCCCGCCAGAATTTGGGGAGTTGGGCTCGGTGCGTGTCGAGGGCCGGTTTCATGAACGGGCGTTTGGGATATCGCCTGGGTTTACTAGCACCGCGACGCTGGTTCTCTTCGTCGATCAATCGGCGGGCTCGATTGGCTTGGGCTGCGGTTCGCAACTCGATGCGAGCGAACTTGCCGGGCCGGATCAGTCGTATTGGGCCGTGCTGGCCGACCCGGAAACGATGCCGTTTGAGTTTGCGACGTTTCTTGGCGACGCCGCCGAACTCGTGGAGGTTCCAGAGTTGGCCAGCGATCTCGTTGACGGGGCCGATGACGACGCCGGGTGTGCTTCGATCGACTTCGTAGCGAAACGATCGTCGCAATCGGCCGGTTGGCGAACTGGGGGCGGTTCCGGGCCGCGACGGGTTCTTGCGTTTGCGGATCGAGCGGTACGCGGTCTTGCGGATCGCTCCGCCGGCGTGACCGAGCGAATTGAACGACGCTTGGTCGACCTTTTTCTTGACGCGGTTGGCGTTGAAGCGAACTCGCGTCCGAATGTGGATCACTTGGCGAGTTCAAACGTGAGTGTCAGCAGACTCGTGAACTGATTGAACTGCGTCCAGTGCTCGGTCGAATACAAAACTGCGTTCTCCACCTTGATGCAGCGGGCGGCGACGTAGGAGTTGAGTCGCTTGAGACGGAAGTAGTCGGCCAGTTCTTCGACGAAGAAGATCAGCGGGTCGATCTCTTTGGCGTCGCCCTTGCTGAACTTCTTTTGGATGGCGACGTCGATCGTAGCGTGGAACTTGTTGGTGGCTCGATCGAGCGGCAGGTATTCGACTTCTCGTGGCACCACGGTGACTCGCAGTTCCTTCATGTCTTCGAGATCGAAGTTGGGAACGTAAAGTCGTTGGGCCGATAGGTTCTTCTTGGAAAAATCGCCGGCGTTGATTTCTGCGACGACGCTTTCGGCGATTTGGATGACGGTGGCAGGAGTCGTTGCTGTCATGTGATGGTGTCGACCAGTTTGGTGTGGATGCGGAGTTTGACTCGGAACGGGTCGCTGTATCGCCACGGCGGTTCGTTGCCGATCGACATCAGTTCGTATACGAACGTGGTGTCGCCGTCGGTTTCGAGAATGCGATCGCCGCGTTTGGGCCAGGTTCCGATGACGCTGCCGAGCAGGTCTTTCGTGTTAATCAAGAAGTCGCGGACTTGGGCGCGGGTGATGACGCCTTCGCCGTCGTCTTGTTCGTATTCGGACTTGCCAATCGTTGCGGGCAGTTCGACGGAGAGTTCATCGCGTTGGTAGATGACCGGGCGCGATGCAAACCGGGTCAGCTTGGCGGCGAGCCAAGACTGACCCTTGTGAAGCATGTCGCTCATTTGGCAGCGGTGCGTTTGCGGGTACGCGTTGCCGCTGGTTTGGCTCTCGGTTTCGGGGCCGGTGGTTCGGGTTCTTCATCGACTTCGGTGTTTGCGAGGTTCGTGGCCAAGTCGCCGATGAAACGTTTGACTCGGGCTTTGAAGAACTGACCGATGAAGTAGAAGACGAAGAATCCGATGATGGACCAGGTCACGATGTCTTTCACGGAAGGGAATGGCCAGAGTTCTCGCAAACGTTCGCCAGGACGACGGAGCAGATGGTTTTCAAGTTCACCTTGCTCTCGGTTTCGTGGCAGGCTCGGGAACAGACCTCCGCCGCCACGGTCTTGGCCGTATTGCTGAGGCTGTTGTTGGCGTTGCGGCAGCGGACATTGGCCGTTGGGACAGTTGCCGGCGGTCGTGAGGTAACAACCGCAGTTTTGGCAACAGCTTCCTTGGTACGCGAGTGCTGGTGGGCTGGATTGGGGGCCTTCGGTGACGGAGTCCTGGTAAAGCAACATGATGTCGCGATCAGAGCCGGTTGCTGGGATGCCGCTTGGCAAGCGTTGGGCTCGGATGGATTCGACGTCGCGTTCAATCGCGAAGGGGTCGGAGTATTTCAGAATGACTTCGTCCGATTCGCCTTGGTTCTCTTCGCCATCAACCACTTCCGGTTTGGCATCTGGTTTTGCATCGGGTTCAGGTTCGACCTTGGTTCCGAGTGGAACCGCGTTTGGTGGCGGGACGAGCAAGACCGACGAGGTAGTTTGCTTGCCGCTCAATCCGGCCCAGACTTCTTGATGCGTCATCGCGATGCCGTAGCCGTGCGTTTCGCCGCGGCCGTCGAGACCGTGCCCGCCCGAGTCGGTGCTTCGCCATGCGATCAAGCCGATGATTTGGGCTTCGCCACCGTTCACGTCGAAGATGGCACTTCCCGATCGTCCGCCCGCTGGCATGGGCACAAAGTGAATCGTGTCGCCTCCGTTGGCTTGTCGACGGAGGGCAAAACCTTCAAAGGCGGTCGGCCATCGTCCGCTCGGGCAACCGACCGAGAAGATGTTCTGGTAGTTGAACGAGTCTTGCGAATCGGCGAGCGGGATGACTGGCGGGCGGTAGTTCCCCAGTGCCCGTCGATCGACGCGAACGACGGCGATGTCCCGGTAAGCTCGTGGAATGTAAGCCACCGCGACCGTTTCAGCTTCGATCGGCCGCGACTGGTGACCTTCTTTCCAGAATTCGACCTGAACTCGATTGCCGAGTCCTGTGCCGGCAACGTGAGCATTGGTGAGGACGTAGAGATGCTCTTCACTTTCGCGGAACAACGTCCCGCTACCCATCGAGTTGCCGTTGCGGATCCGCACGGTGGCTTCGCGACAGGTGTCGTGCAAGTCGCCGGCGATCGCGAAGCCGGGTGCAGCGACGGCGAGCGTCAACGCGAGCAAGATTGCTTTCGTCGATCGGATCGAATCACCGATGATCCAGGCGGCAAGGAGAAGTGTGACCAAAAGTTTGACCTCGAACGGCAGCAGAAACACGAGAACAACACCGCCGGCTGCCACCCAGAAGCGTCGCGATTGAAAGAGCGTTTGCAGTTTTGCGTCCATGATGTGTGGGCTTCCTTATTGTTTGAGTCGCACCAACACTCGCAGCGTGCTCGGCGGTGCGTCTTCGACCGCAACGCCGATCATCGAGTGTTGGTAAGCGTTCTTGATGACGTGGTGACTGATCTTGGACCAGTAAAGAATCGTGCCGGCGGGGATGTTGGTCGTCGGGTCTTTGACGAGATTGAAGACGCCGGCGACGGTGATGCTGCCGCGGGAGTTTGGACAGATGCCGAACTTGGCGACGCCGACCAACTTGCCGAGCACGACAACGTTGCCGGCTGGAATTTCAGCTTCGGTAACAATCGGGATCGCCACGCCCTCGTGGACGAACGTCGCCCCGATGGGTGCGATGATTGGATTGCTCACGGCGGTTCATCACTGGCTCAGACGAACGCGGACGACGTTGTCGGTCGGTTCGGCATCGTCGACAACCTTGCCGAGGAACACGCTGCCGTCGGGGACTTCGGTGACGATGCCGTCATTGGTCGCGTAGACCTTTTGGCCGGCGGTGTAGGTTTCGGCGTCGGCGGGGTCTTTCGGGAAGTCGAAGACGCCTTCGACGGCGATGGAACCGAGCGTGTCAGCTTTGAGATCGCGTTTGGTAACTCCGACGAGGTCACCTTGGATGACGAGCGAACCGACGGGCACGTCAACGTCGGGCGTGAAGTCGACTTGTTTGCCGTCGTGGATGTATTGAGCTTGCATGGGTCTCGATGTTTTCGGTTGAGGAAGAAGATCAAAGGTCAGCGGGCGATCACTCGCCGGCGACTTTCACGGCGGCGCGGTGGTCTTGCGAGTTCACACCGAAGTCGATGTAACTTCGGAAGCCCATGCCGAGCGTGTTCGGCGGCATTTCAACTCGTTCGATGATCGGCGTGCGACGGCCGTTGAGGAAGACGATCTCGAAGGCAGGCAGCACGTTCGGGTTGGCGAACAAATACCACGCGGCGGCACTGGCACCGGGGTAATACGAGTCCGACAGGTGCGGCGTCGAAATGATGCGGTACTTGTTGCGGTGCGGGTTATCGACCGGGATTTTGGTGGGCGAACCTTGCGCGTCGATCATCAACTGCGAACTGCCCATGAGTAGTTCGGCTTCGGTTTCCAGTTCCACCGGCACGACCAAGTACTCGGGCCGGATGTTGATCGGCTTCTGGTCTTTGGGTTTGCCGCCAGGGCCGGCTTTCTGTTTGCGGAAGGTCGTCTTGGCGACGGTGAGTGCATCGGGACCGAACTTCGTGTCGGCACCTTGCAGCAAGTTCGCGTTCGACGATGAGAAGAAGCCGGCATTCTTCAGCAGCAGCGTGAAGAACAAGTCGTCGATGGACTCGGCACCGGAGCGACCCATTTGACGTGGGATGTCCATGAAGGCTGACAGATCATCGTTGATGATGTCGTGCCGGGTCAGTGTGAGGATCTGGCCGTAAGTGTCGGCCTTGTTCGAGTATTTCTGTTCCGACAGTTTTCCGTGTTTTAATTCGCCGTCGGGTGCGACTTGTTCAAAGCCTCCCGTGCCAAGCAAGCGATAGCGGGCGACTTCCTTGAAGTCGGTGACGGTGCCGACGCTGCACAGATCGAATGCGGCGATTGGCGTGTTTTGGTAAGCCGCCAGCAGCGTTTTGTTCATCACGTTCTCCATGATGCTGGGCAAACTCATGGAACTGAAGCCGGCTCGGATGGTCGCGGTTCCGTCGCCGAAGACTCGCGGGACGTCGATGCCTTCGCTTCGGGCACACTCGGCGACGAGTTCTCGCAATCCGATGTGGCGGAACGGGTCGGCGGCGTTGAGTGTCTTCTCTCCATAGCTGGCAAGCAGAACCTTTTCTTCGATGCCGACCGAGAGGCACGCGGCGGCTTCGAGGACTTCACGCGAGTGACGAGGTTGGTTTTGAGTTTGCTCGGGAGCCTTGGGGCGTTCGCTTCGCAGCACGGCGAGTTCCGTTTTGGTGATGGACCAGCCTTGCTCGATCGCGTCGGCTTCGATGTCGGGATGATTCTCGGCGCACAGCTTGCGAATGCCGGCGATGCGGCGGGATTCGGCTGCGGCTTGAGCACGCATTTCCTCAACCGGCGACTTCTCGGTGGGCTTCGTTTCGGTTTTGGGTTTCGTGCTCATGTTCAGACTTGCGTTGACGGGTTCGAGGTCGTCGGTGGTTTCGGGATCGGTGTCTTCGGTTTCGTCGCCGGGGTCTTCGACGTCGGCGTAGTTACCGGCAGCGACTCGGGCTTCGGTGTTGTCGTCGGCACCGAGGGCGACGAACGAAACTTCGCCAAGCGTCGACTTGCGGGCGATGTAGACCGGGCCTTTTTGTTCGCGGCCGTTGGCTTGTGCGGTCTTGCCTTCGGGGATGAAGACGACCTTGTCGGCGCTGGCACCGAGCGATGCCTGCCAAGGGAACCCGTTCTCGCTGGTCGCGATGACTTCTTGGGCGGTCGTTCCGACGCCCGAGATCACGCCGGCGACAACGAGTGACTTGTCGTTGATCGTGATGTCGTCGGTGTGTCCGACGATGCTGCCGCGATCGTGGTCTTTCAAGATCGGTCGCGACTTGCGCGTCACTCGCATACCGGCGAGGTCGACGACGACAGGGTAAGGCCAACCACCCAAACGCATCGCACCGCCGGTGTAGGCGGTCATGCTGAACTTGCGTAACGCGGGTTTGTCTTCACCGGCTTCATCGGCGGCGGCCAGTTGAATCGTTGCGGCGTCATCGCAAACGATGCGAAGGCTGCTGGGGACCGATTCGGCTTCGGCTTCAATTGGGTTGTTGGCTTTGAGACTCTTCGGCATTGTCTTCCGTGACCTCGGTTTCGGGGGATGAATCAGATTCGTCGGACTCGATCGTCAGACCGAGGTCACGCATCAGTGCGAGTTCTTTCGCACGTTGTTTAAGTTCCGTCTCCCAGTCACGCCCCTGCCGCGCGAATTCGATGGCCAGAGTTGTCGTATGACTGGCGAGACGGATCTTTTGGGCGTTGGCTTCTTTGGCGGGATCGACATGTTCGTGCCCATCCCAGAACCATTGATGCTCGAAGGTGGAGTCGAGTGTGCGAAGCGAATTGGGCAGATAGCCCTCGATGAGAATGGCTTCGCGAAGCCAAGCGGTCAGGATTCGATCCAGGACAACACGAGCAAGCTGAGTTTGCTCAACGCGGATCGACTTGAAGTAGGTTTGGTGATCCAGTCGGCCGCTGGCGTAATTGTAGCCCGACGAATTTCCAGCGGCCACATTGAAAGGCATGTTCAAACAACGAGCGATTTCGTTGAGGATTTCCTTCTTGAACTCGGCGTAAGTGGTCGCCGGTTGCTCGCTCTTCATCTGAGCCATCTTCCAGCCGCCGGGCATGGTGAGAAGCATTCGCTTCTCAAGTTCGATTGGCTCAAACGGTTCGGCGGAGTCGGCTTCACCGTTTGCCGGAGCATCCGTGTAGAGGATGCCGGCGAACTCGGCGGCGGTTTCAGCCGCGGCAAGAACCGCGAGCGTGAACCGTCGAAGTTGAGCGAACAGTGGTAACGCCGGCGTGATGTCCGGGACGCCTCGAATCTGACCCGGTCGATCGCAGCGGAAGTAGTGCAACACCGCGGCGGCCGGAACCGTGTTGTATTCCTCCTCGTAGGCGAAGAAGTCATCGCCAGGATGCGTTTTCAGAACGTGATAGCTGGTCGGGTTGCCGTCGGCGTCGAACCGGATGCCGTCGATGTAGCGAGCGGAATCGTTCGCAAGTGTCGGCGACGCGACCTGGTCGGCTTCGATTAGACGCAGATCGAGATTGACCGGCGTGTCGAGTCGTACGTTGCTGGTCAGCAACCCGAACGATTCCCCGTCCGCAACTCGGGCGAGTCGCATCGTTCGCAGCTTTTCCGCTAAACCGATCGCTTCGCACCAAGCGAAGAACTCGGCTTCGACGAAACGGTTCGCAGCGTCGTCGGCAGTCAGCATTTGCAAACGCGGCCCGGTTCCGACCACGTCGTTCGCCAGCGTCAGCGTGATCCCGCGAGCGTAACTGTTGTTGGCAACTTCGTACCGCGATCGGTTGCGAAGCGTGCGGCGAACCTCGGGGCTGTTCGCGGACGAGGCCGAAAGCCCATCGGCTCGCGACCAATGCTTCATGTTGTCGAGCGTCGTGTTCGCCGCGTCGTACTTCGCTCGCAGTCGCGAGAAAAAGGGCTGCCGGGGCGAGCTTCCAGAGGCGTCGGGCCGAAGGGCAACTCCGCCGCGCAATTGCTCGATTATCCCTGACAAATGTTTCAGCATCCGTGCTGTTCCTATTGCCGTCCCCGGCAGCCCTGTGGTCGTGGTAAAAAATTGAAAGAAAGATCAACCGGCCGACGGCGGCACGATCTTGTTGAAGCGAAGTCCGCGGTGCGGTTTCGCAACACCCTTCTTGCCGGCGAGATGTTTGTCAGCCGCGATCTGATCGGTCAGCTTGTGCTGTTCAACGCTGCCAGCATCACCCGATGCCTTCGCCGGCCCGGCCGCGTTCTCACGAATTTCGTCTTCAAGGTCGTTTGGCATGGCACTCTCCGAAAAGCGTTTCCCCTTCCGGTACTATCTATGCCGACCGATCAGCGCACGGTCCAATTTTGTTTTCTCAGTTCTTTTTCCGTCGGCGTTGCATGTCCTTAAAACTGACGCGTTCTCGTTTCGGTGCCGACGGAAGATCGGTCCCGAACAACAACGCTCCCTGCATGGAAGCTGCGACAGCACAGCCGACCAAACAATCCAGCCAGTGATTGTCGGGCTGCTCCGGCCTGGCTTTCCATTCGTCCACCGTGCGACCGCGCCCCTCGGTTCGGATGTAATACTCGGCCGTGACCTGCTCGGCGAACATGCGATGTTGTTCAACGCGATCGCCAAAGATGGAAAGGCAACCGCGATCGCCCATCGCGACGGCAAGCCTGGCGTGCGTGAACGACTTCCACCAGTTGGTGTCGTAGATGATGTGGCGAATGGCTCGTTTGCCATTAATCGAAGGCACTCGCCAGTTCAAGCCGACGCGGTCGCCGGGCCGACGTTTGTATTCGCTGAACGGGTTTGACGAGGCACCGACGAAGCGACCGTGCGAGGGTAGCAAGATCGAAGCGTGCGGGCTCTGCCGGCAGAATTGGTACACGACGTTGGTGGAGTGCCCCCAGTTGGCGTCGATGAGACAGCGGCCGATCTTCATGGCCGCGCCGTCATCGCGTTGCCATTCGCGGCCGAGCAGATCGGTGGTCAGCGTGTCTAGGCCGGCGTAGATGCTGCCTTCGAGTCCCGTTCCATCCGTTGCGTTTGCCAACGTGTGTCGTGCGTCACGAAGTGTGAAGTGCGGTCGCTGTTGGTCGGGATAGGTTCCGTAGTCGACGATGTAGCCGGTGAAATCGTCTTCCCATGCGGCAACGACGTAGAACAAGAGTTTGCCTTGAACGTCGATGAATGCCGTGAGATGGTTTGCGGCAATCGGTAACTGGTGCCGCGGCATGTTGTTAATCTTGCCGGCGACCTGTTCCGGCGTCAGTTGATCGGCGTCGACGGTATCGGCCGGGAGCGGTTCGTTTTGATATTCAGCGAAGAACGCGGCCTCGTCCTGGAGTTTCAGGTTCATCGCATGTTGAATGGCCGATAGCTCGTCATGGTTGAACCGTTCCTTCCACGCCACGTCGGCACCGTGGTCCATCGCCGATTTGTTTTCACGGTAGAACTCGGTGCCGGCCGCACCACCATCGCCGGCACGCAAGCCCTCGCTGCGGATCTCGGCGTAGCGTTCCCATAGCGTTTCGTTGGTCGGGAACGAATTGACCATCCGTGTTCGTTCGCCGTTCCATTCTGGGTGTTGATCGCGATCGAGGATGCTGTCGGCCATGTCGCCGGGGCGAATGACGGTGCATGGCATGATTCCCGAAATTTTCTTGCCTGGGCCGGCGAGTCCGAGCACCGCGCCGGCGAGAATGGCTTCGCGGTTGGCACATTGCGAAAGCGACCGGGCGGATTCGTCCGTTTGCGGGTCATCAAGAACGACCAAAGATGGTCGAACCGTTTTTCCGTCGGGCCGTTTAAATTTCATGCCGCGGATGCGCCCGGTCAGGCCGGCGACCTTGATGATCGCGCCGCTAGCCTCGCTGCCAGCGATCGTCGGCAACACGACTTCTTTTGCCGTCCAACCGATCTGCGTTCGCTTGCCTTGATAGAGTTGGCCGTTGGCGCGGTTGGCGATTCCGTCGAGGGCTTGGATCGGATAGCAAACCTCTGGGTAATCGGCCAACAACAACTCGTTGGCGTCGAGTTCGGTTTTGATCGAATCGAGCATGTCGCACGCATGCCCTTCGTCGCTTCCGATCAAACAGACGAAGTCGCGATAGCCGTTTAGCACCGCCCAGATGCACGCAACTTCCGCCAGCGAACTCTTGCCGGACCCACGAGCCATCGCAAGCGAAAACAGCCCGCCGCGAACGACGGCCTCTTCGATTTTACGGATGACCTTCAAATGATCCGGTGACCATGAAAGGTGGAACGTCAGTTTGAAGTACGCTTCGCAAAAGAACTGGAAACTGCCGGCGGCCTTCGCCTTGCGTTCGGCATCTTCCACCGGCGGCAGGTCACCGATGTCGCGGCCGGCCAACGCGACGGCGGCGTTTCGTGCGCGGGCCTTCTCTTTGACTTTTGCATACGGATCCTCATCGGCCGGTGGCTTCGGGGCGTGACGTTTTTCGATCAGCCATGCGGTGAACTTCAGCAAGTCCACATGCGTGCCGTCTCCGATGCGAATGCCTGCTTCGGTTCGGTAGCGATAGAGTTGGCGTTCATTGATGACCGTCCCCAGCGGCGTGCTGTTGAGCGTTCGGCAGCACGCGCTCGGCTTCATCTTTTGAATATCAATCGCCACGGTGTTTCTCCTGCAATAGCCAAGCGGCGTAGTGGGCCAAGTTGATCGTTCCATCGCCGTTGGTCGGTGCGCCGGCGGCCAAGTCAGCCGTGACGTGCTCGGCCGGCACTTGCTGCCGATAGGAATTCGTCAGCAATTTGGCGAGTTGTTCAACCGTCAACCGATTCGGGTTGACGCTGTTGTTTTTGTCTTCCATGGCTGGCTCCTTGGGTGGGTTGGCGACTCGGGCAACACGCCGGCGACTGTCGCGAAAAGTCGGAAAGCCGGCATGGTTCGCCGCATGTTTGAGCCGGCAAAACAGGGGCAAACGTGGCCGCGTGTGGGCGTAAAAAGAAAGCTGCGAATTACTGAAACATTACTGCCGAGCTTCGCTTGAGGTGTCTCGAAACGCATGGCTCATGTGTGTCAACGAAACGAATTCTTCACCCCTTCGGAGACACAAACATGCACGCCAACGACATCGCTTTCGGCATCGAACTCGAAACCACCATGCCGGCAAACGACCCCACGCCGATCGGTGGCTACCACAACGGGTTGCCGGTTTCTTGGCTGCCGGCGGGTTGGAAAGCCGAACGCGACAGCAGCATTCAAACGCTTGCACCGGGGCGGAGGGGATGCGAATTCGTATCGCCGGTCCTTCGAGGGTACGAGGGACTGCAAAGCGTGATGACGGCGGTCGACGCGATCGCGGCTCGCGGTGGGAAAGTAAATTTCAGTACGGGAATCCACGTAACGGTCAGCTTTGGAAACGACGCCGCGGCCCTTTCGCGACTCATATCGCTGATCGGAAACCACGAACGAGCCATCTACGCTTCGACCGGCACACGACGCCGCGAACAAAACCGCTGGGCCAAACGGATCAAAGACTACGGCAACAAAGATGCCGCGAAACGCCAATGCGAATCGGACCGCTACCACTTGCTCAACCTGACGCACCTTGCCCGCGGAAAACAACGCATCGAGATTCGGGCCTTCGCTGGTAGCTTGAACAAAGACAAAATCGCCGGCTACCTGCAACTGGTACTCGGCTTGGTAGAACTCGCCTTGAATAGCAAACGGTGCTCGGGTTGGGACTACGCAAAGAAACCGGGAACGAAGAGTTGCTGGGACCGACCGGGTGCCGGCGAAGGCGAAACGGAATTGAACCGGCTGTTCTACCGGCTCGGTTGGACGAAGGGTTGGTACAAGGGCGACCTTCGCAACAAACGGTTCGGCGAACTGACCGCCGGCGACCAAACCTGCGATTGGAAACCGGTCAAAAAGAAGCTTCTCGAAATGGCTCGCAAGTACGACCGGGCGGTTTGACCGCCGGCGGCTTGCCGCATCATCAACGCCGCGGTTTGCCCCGCGGCGTTGATTCGTTTGTGGGGGAACGTTGGGCAACGTCCGCCGACGGTGGCATAGATAGTACAGGGAGGCCCAACGTTCCTTCCGCCGCGACACGCGGCGTTTGTCGGCCGCATCGGCGACATCGAAAAACATGCAAAAACCCTGCGAATTGCTGCCGGGATCGGCTTGCTGCGTCTCGAAACGCATGGCTCATGTGTGTCATCGCAAGACGGTTTTTCATTCACCCAAACGGAGAGACAGACATGACGGTTTCCGAACTGATGACGCTTTTGGAAGAGTACCGCGAAACGCACGGCGACGACTGCGAAGTGCGGTTGATGACGCAAGAGAACTGGCCCTTTGAAAACCGCATCGCCGGTTTGACCAGCGGCGCGGAGATGAACGAAGCGAGCGAAGAAGACGCCAGCGAATTCTTCGACGACCAAGACGTATCCGACGACGCGATGGTCTACATCGTCGAAGGCGGCCAGATCTGCTACGGCAGCAAACGGGCGTGGGAGACCTGCCGCGATTGCTAGCCGCAGCCGGCGAAAAGAAGTTCGGAAAACATCTCGAATGTTTTCCGAACTTCGCTTGCTGGGATCGAAACCGCATGGCTCATGTGTGTCAACGCAAGACGGTTTTTCATTCCCGCAAACGGAGACGACGCGATGACGCAACGCAAAGCCCACGAGATCAAACCCGGCGATCGAATCAACGGCGTTGAGGTTTTCGACACCGCCCGACCAACCTTCGGCGGCTTCTACATTCCGCTGGCCGACGGAACGCGAATCGAGGTCGCCACGCTCGAAACGCCAATCGCCACCGACTGAACGAAACCAAACCTTCCCTTCCAACACGGAGAACCGAACATGGCCAACGCCACCAACCGCCAACGCATCGAAGCCGAATACACCGCCGCCCACGTTCGGGCTTTGACGCTTCTTGAAAACTTGCACCAACGCATTGAAGACACGCCGGCACCGACCGACGACGGGCCGGCGATCGGCTGGGACGACGTTGGATCGCTCAAACATCTTTGCGAACAACTGCAAGATTTGAACAACCATTTCTCGCCGGATGACGCGGGAAACTAACCCCAAAACCATTTCACTTTTCCTGAACCTAAACAAGGAACCAAACATGCCGCACTACACCGAACAAGACAAGAAGGACGCACGCACGCTGCTCGCCACTATGGAAAAACTCGACAGCCGCGTTCGCCGGCGAATGACCCGAGGAATATTTTCGGCTTACGAAACGATGACCGACCTGCGCGACGCGATGGACATCGCGATCCGGAAAACGAAGGGTGACGAACGCAGGATTTTGATCGCCGAACTCGACCGAGTCGAAAAGGCGATGCGAGAACTGACCAGCGGAATTTTGCCGGTCATCGTGCCGCCCGACGAAATGAATTGAAAACCCGCGGAATCCTTTCGGACTTCGCTTGATGTCGTTTCGGTTTCATGGCTCATGTGTGTTTCCGAAACAATTCTTCTTTCAACCCAACAAACCGGAGACGCCACCATGGCAAACGCGACCGAGACAAAAACCAAGACACCCGAAACCACCATCCGCGCCGAACTGGCGAAACTCGAATGGATGATTCCCGACGCCAAACGCGACCTCGCCAAAGCCGCCGAACGATTGGCCGCCCGCGGGATCGCCGCGGTCAAGGAATGCCACGCGATGATCGCGGACGAACCGTGTTCGATGGGCTGGACCGAGTTCGCCGAACAAGACGCCCGCCACGCTAGCGAAGCGAAAGCGAAACTCACGGCATTGTTTGAACGCCGCCAATTGCTGCAGTACTTGATCGAGGAAAACGACTGACCGCCGGCGAACTTGCCGCTCCGCCACACGCCGCGACGTTCGCCCAACGCCGCGGCGTTTTCTTGTTCGGGCATGGTTCGCCGGCGAGTTGCAACGACGCGACACGTCGCGTTTGTCGGCCACGTCGGGGCTATCAAAAAACATTCAAAAACCCAGCGAATTGCTGCCGAACTTCGCTTGAGCTGTTTGGAAACCCATGGCTCATGTGTGTCACCGAAACGGTTCTTTCCAACCCTTCCAAACGGAGACACACCCATGCGAACCGCAACCCAAATCAACGGCCGCCGCCCTCGCCCCAACCGCCTCGAGGTCATGCAAAAACGTTACGCGGCGCGGCAACGCCAAGCGGCGGATTGCTGCTTGAAAGCGGCAACGCTCGACATGCTTTCGGAGTTGACCGACTACGTCAACAACTTTGATCCCGAAGGTATCTATGCCCCCGAAGACGGCCAGCACGTCTACCCGGCGCTGGAAAGGTTCTACGACGGGCTGATGGATTTGAACGCGACGCTCCACGACGACATCGGCCGATAGCTGGTCGCGGCGAACGCCGGCGGTCGCGGTCATTTGAAAAACTTTTTGAATGATTGCCGACCGCCGGCAGATTCCGCTTGATGCGTCCGCAAACACATGGCTCATGTGTGTCACCGCAACGGTTCTTTCAACCTTCCGCCAACGGAGATACACCCATGGCAATCGCCACTCAAAACCGACCTTCGACCGCCGACGTTCTTTACGCCCAAACCTCGGCGTTGCTTTTGATCGAACAACTACGCGACGCGGTCGCCAACATGCCGCTGGCCGACGCGGTTTCGCGACGCGGGCTTGCCGAAACGTTTGTGCAACTGGACGACCTGCACGACGAAGTCGACGGGTTGTTGGCGAACTTCCAAAAGGATTTCAAAGACTGAATTCGCCCGTGTGTCGGGAGTTATCGCAGCTTTCCAGAAACATGGGAAAAGGCTGCGAAAAGCTGCCCGAACTCACTTGAGGTCTTCTGAAAACCATGGCTCATGTGTGTTAACGCCAAACGGCAAAACGCTTTTTCAAAACCCTTTCCGAGAGAGACCAAACCATGGCTTTGAACGAAACCCAAAAGACCGCGATCGCCAACCTTCGCACCGAAATGCTGAAGCTCGAGCCGGACGCGTACCAACGTATCCGCGAAGACTTCTACCGAATCGCGGACAACCTCAAACCGCTCGCCGACGCCCTTGAAATGGCCGACGCCGACCTGGGGGCGAAGGCCGGCCCGCTTTTGGACGAACACTACATCTTCGCCCAAATGTACGACCTGCTTCGCCAAAGCAACCTCGGCGGGGTGGTTTAAACCGCCTGCCGTACGGACGCGGCACCGGCGGCCACCGATCGCCGGTGTCGCCCGCTTGCCGGCATATTCGGCAAACCATGCCGGCGACCAACCGCCGGCCACACGCGGGAACGTCGGTGGTGAAGCAAAACATCGAAAAACATTTCAGAAAGCTGTTGGACTTCGCTTGAGCTGTTTCCAAACCCATGGCTCATGTGTGGCACCGCAACACCGCGGCAAATAACCAACCGACACACCGGAGAACGAACCCATGCACTGCTCCTTCTTTGTCAACGCGATCCCCGGAGTCGTCCGGATCACCTACCGCAACGATGCGGTTTTCGTCCGCTACGCCGACCGGGACTGGGAATTGATTACCGAGGAACAGTACGCCGAGGACGGTGACGACCAACAACACGTCACCTATTCGCTATTGGGGATCACGCCGGCGATGGTCGACGCCGCCTTCTGCCGTTGGTGGCGGATCACCTTTCGGTAACAAAAGCCGAAACGCCGGCACGGACGCCGGCGTCGCGGCGGGTTGGTGCCCGCCGCCTGACGATGGCAGCCAACCACGAACTATTCCAAACGGAGAGACGAAGATGAAAAAGGCAGACGTAAAGATCGGCGGCGAGTACTTCGCGAAAGTCACCAACAAAAAGGTCACGGTCCGGATCGACGCGGAGAATTCATCCGGCGGCTGGGACGCGACCAACTTGGTGACCAACAAAAAGGTCCGCATCAAAACCGCCGCCCGGCTTCAAGGGCCGGCCCGCGCGGCGACGCCGGTCGGAGAAACGAAACGGGTGTTGAAGAAGAAAGCGAAAACGGAAACGCCCGTCGCCGGCGAGAAAAAGCTTTCGTGCGTCAAAGCGGCGTTGCAGGTTTTGGAAACCGCCGGCGAACCGATGAACTCGCAAGAAATGATTACCGCCATGGTGGAACAAAACCTTTGGGAGAGCCCCGGCGGCAAAACTCCGCACGCGACGCTGTACTCGGCCATTTTGCGAGACCTCAAACGCGGCGACGAAAGCCGGTTCGTCAAAACCGAACGCGGCCGGTTCACGGTACGGGTTTGAAGGGGAGTCGACGCCATGAAAACGATTGGAGACATACGCGAAATCGAGGATTTGGTTGACGGCGAGACCGCCAAGCCGGAAGCCGACATGGGTTACGAGCTGCGGACGATCGCCGGCCGGTTTGAACGCGGGACCGTGGTCGGGATCACACGCCGCGGCAACCGCATCCTCGCTACGACAACCAACGGACGCGAGTTCGCGGTAACCGGACCGAACGCTCACGTCTTGGTGCCTCTTTCCTTCTAGCCGGCGAACGCTCCGCCACTCACGCCCGACGTTGGCCACGGTCGGGCGTTTTCTCGTTGTGCGGCAAACCATTCGACACACCGGAGTCGGCCGACACGCGGCGCTTGTTGCGGTTGTTCGCCGGCGTTGAAAAACATTCGAGTTCTTTTGGAATGTTTGCCGGACTTCGCTTGCTGCCGGCGAAACGTCATGGCTCCATGTGTCACACGCAAACCGCGAAACGATTCCTTTTCCCAAACGGAGAAACGACATGAAGAACGCCAACGTTCAAACCCTCGCCCAGCGGCCGATCGAAGCGGCCGCGGCGTACGACAACGCTCACCAAATTTCACGCGACCTTTTGCAACACATCGAATTGCAACTCGATCGCATGTTGAAGCCGGACAACAAAGCCCTGCGTTGGACGCACGTTCGGGCTTTGAACTTGATCAACGCCCAGCTCTCCGAAGTCGCTGCGTTGGTCGACGAAACCAACAACGCTCGCAACTGAGAACGCAACCATGCAAACCAAACTCAAGGCGGGCGACCGCGTCCGCCTGGTTTCGATGACCGACGACCCCGACCCGATTCCCGCCGGCACCACCGGAACGGTCGCCGGCGTGTATCCACAACGAGGTTGGACGCAAGTCGATGTCGATTGGGACAGCGGCCGGTCATTGATGCTTTCCATTCCACCGGACCGCGTCGAACGTCTCGACGCCGGCCAACATCCGTCTCCCGAAGAACAAGGAAACTGAACCATGTCGACAAGAGCCATCCTCGCCATCCGATTGCCGGACGAAACCATCCTGGCGACGTACCTGCATTTCGACGGCTACCCCGACCACGTAATGCCGATTCTGACCAGCGGCTACGTCGATCCGGACGAAGCCCTTGAACTGATTCAGGCCGGCGAACTTCGCTGCCTTCCGCCGCGGCCGAACGCACCGGAGTACTTTGAAACCAGCCGGCGAACCAGCGAAATAGAGTCCGCCGACGAATTGCCGGCCTTGGCGCGGTACTTGAACGCCGAGCATGTTTACCTGATGATCCAAAACGGTTGGACGCATCATGCGGTTGCCGACTATTCATAGTTGGCCTCGCGGATAACGGAGGTCAAACGGCCGACGGGCAGGAATTGCACGCGGTTGTACGGATCGCCGGGCACGATCGCGTACTCGAACCGGTCCATGTCGATCTGCGGGCCGAACGACACGCCGCTGCGGACACAGCGAAACATGTAGGCCACCATCATTTGGCCGAATCGAACGTTCGCACCGCGACAAAACATCGCCGACCGCGAAAGCGAGCCTTCGAGTTCCGCCTGAATGGCCCAGTCGTCGACATCATCGGCCGTCCATTCGGCGACATCTTCTTGGCCGAAGATCGCCATCAATAGCAGCCGCGGGGCAATGTCGACGTCGAGCCCCCGGCAACGCAATTCTTCCGCCGCCAGTCGTGACGTCTTCGGATACTCCAGCGAGTAGCCTTCAAAGTTGTCATCCTTGGCCACCAAGTCGGACAGAACGCGCGATCGACATTCAAAGTCATCCCGCTGCCAATGGTAAAGCCGTTCTTTCAAATCCTCGACGGGATCCAACGTTTCTTGAGACTCGTTCATGCCGCCACCTCCTTTGCGACGCGTTCGGCCTTCTTGCCGGTGAACTTTTCCCATCGCTCGACGATCACGTCGCAGTAGGGTGGATCAAGTTCCATCAAAAACGCATTGCGTCCGGTTTGTTCGGCACCGATCAAGGTCGAACCGCTGCCGCCGAACAGATCGAGCACGTTTTGTCCGTGCTTGCTGCTGTACTGGATCGCGTTGACGGCTAGCTCGACGGGCTTCTCCGTTAAATGAACCATCGCTTGCGGGTTGACCTTCTTGACGTGCCAAAGGTCGGTCGCGTTGTTGGGACCGTAGTACTTGTGGCCGGCACCTTCCTTCCAACCGTAGAAGCAAATTTCAAAAGCCCCCATGAAATCTTTTCGCGTCATGACGGGATGTTGTTTGTCCCACACGATCGCTTGGCTGAAGTAGATGCCGGCTTGCTTCAGCGGCCCCGGATAGTTCCCGAGGTTCGCGTAGCCGCCCCACACGTACGCACAGCCGCCGGGGACGAGCACCCGCGAAGCGTTCTCGAACCACGCCAACAACAGCCGATCGAATTCGTCTTCGGAAATAAAATCGTTGGCGAGCGGCCGGTCCTTCGCTCGCATCTTCTGCTCGCCCTTGGCCTTTTTGCCATCGCCGGCGAAGGTGCTATTGCCGGCCGCGATCGCGTTCTTGCTGCGTGGCGAAACGCTGACATTATACGGCGGGTCCATGTGAACCAAATGAATCGGTTGGCCGTCTAACAGTCGATCCAAGTCCTCCGGTTTTGACGAGTCGCCGCACATCAGTCGGTGGTCGCCGAGAATCCAAACGTCGCCGAGCTGCGTGATCGCGTCGTCGGGCGGTTCGGGAACTTCGTCGGGATCGGTCAGGCCTTGATCGACGCCGGGGTTGAGCAGCTTGGCGAGTTCGTCGCTGTCGAAACCGAGCAGCTCGCAATCGAAGCCGACGTCTTGCAACGCACCGATTTCGAGCGGCAAGAGGTCGTAGTCCCACTCCGCGTTCTCGCCGGTGCGGTTGTCGGCGATCCGGTAGGCGCGGACCGCTTCGGGTTCCATGTCGACCGCGACGTGGACGGGCACCTCCGCTAGCCCAATCTTCATAGCGGCTTTGTACCGGGTGTGGCCGACGATGATCACACCGTCGGTATCGACGACGATCGGTTGGCGAAAACCGAATTCGTTGATCGAGTGAATGACCGCGTCAACTGCGTCGTCGTTGAGGCGTGGGTTGTTTTCGTAGGGCTTGATTCGATCAAGCGTCCACATTTCGACCTGCATGGCAGAGTCCTTTTCCAAAGGGTTAAGAAACGGAAAAGGGTCGGTCGTTGGCTGGTTGAGTAGATGGTTGGCTGGGTTGGTGCGTTGGTTGGGTGGCGATCCGATACGTTCGGACGGACGGAAAATTTTGTTCGGACAATCGAAACTAACTGTGCCTAATAAGGCCGCTGTTCCCGCGGCCCTGACCGGCGTTCAGGTCGCCGGGGAGTACCTAAACGCTGTCGTCACGCGATCACTCGAGCCGCCGGTCGCACCCGCACGCACTGGCCGTCACAAGGCCGTCTTTCGCGTCGTGATGCGAGGCCGAATCGAACGCCGCATTGGCTTCGGTGTTGCGAACGTGGGCCGACTCGTTGGCCGACGAGACGAACGCACCGCACCAATCGCTGTCGCGGACGAGCGGAAAAACGGCTCGCGATCGGTCGCCATTGGCCGAGGCCGTCGACGTGATGCGTGGCGGTTGGATTCGGCACTCGCCGACTCGCTGTTTGATCGGCAGGTTCTCTGGCGTTTCGATGGATTGAAAATACATGCAGTCATCACACGTCATGGCGTTCTCCTGGTTTGGATTCAAAAACAATGCAATTCGGTTGGCTGGAACTTCTTTCCCTCTTTCACCCCCCTGTCGCATACACACACGAAAACGGGCATATCGCATTACGCGTGTGGGTAGGGGTGAATGGGTGAAAGAAGAGAGAGAGTGTTGTTATTTACTGTCTTTTCCTTGAAAACTTGTTTCACTCTTCTTTCGCCAAGGTTCACCTTCCTTCACCCCGGCACCGTCAACCTTTTTCACTTTCACCCTTGGATTCACCCCCTTGGTTCACCAGCGCCTGATCGGTCAGTCGGTACGCTCGCTGAGGGCGGCCGGCGGTCTCCGCGGTGAACAGCCTGACGTCGCCTTGTTGCATCATCGTGTCGATGAGTTGTGAAAAAGTCTTGGCATCCGTCTTCATTCGTTTAAGCAACACGCTGTGCGGCAGCGTTCGCTCAGGTGCCTTGCGTAGCTTCTCGATCAGCTTCAAGCACTCCGCATGGAACGGGTTCTCCGCAACGTGTGAACCCGCCATGAACAACATGCGACGCGTTTGGTGTTCAACCACCTCGATGGCCCAGCGAGCTGATTCGGCGTCGATGACCGGGTCGCGGCAATTTCGACTGATCGCGTGGATCAACGCCAACTTGCGAGACTGTTCGCTGACGCGTCCCCAGACGGTCGTGCCGACCGGATCGCTCGCTTCTTCCGCCTTGCCATACTCGGCTTCAGCATTGTGGCGTGCGTCTACGAACAAACCGGCAGCGGTTTTGTCGTGAGAAACAATCGCCGGCTTTGGATTCCAATGACCAAGATTGCCTCCGCCGGGACGAAAATTCTCCCACCATCGAGCGTCTTCGAGCACTGACTCGGGAACTGGGCGGATCTTCGGCTCTTGTCCTTCGCCACGTTTGCCGCATTCAAAGATCAACATCCGGGCAAACAACCCGTTGGTCAGCATGCGTTCGGATAATGCAGCGTAGTAGTGGTTGGGGATCGCAGTGCCGAAGATCACGAGGTTCGGTTGATTGATCACACCGGGTGCATCCTTGCCGGCTTTGCGACGCATCGGATACACGCTGTTGGCCGACGAATACATCGTCAACAGTGTCGACATGATCTGTTCGTGCCGAGCGTCGCGGGCTTTATTGATCGACTGCAAAAGCCCGTCGATTTCGTCGGTTTGGAAAACCATCGACTCGGTCATGAAGAGCGAGTCCTGAATGCCTTCACCGGATGCGAAACGCTCGCCGACGCAATCTGCCATGCCGACTTCTTGCAAGACACGCATATTCAGTTTGCGAGGGAAATCTTTGCCGGCGGATGAATGAGCGAGTCCCAGCAGATACAAGTTGGTTCGGTTGTCACCTGGATCGCGAACACGGCGACCTGCCAAGACCGCGAGTAGCGACAACGCACCGCAAAATGCCATCACCTTGTTGGGATACGGTGCGCAATCAAGACAATGATCCATGACTTCAGCGATGAAGCCGGGACACCGAAGTAGCCGCTCGGGCAACACGCCGGGATCTTCCACCATCGGCTTTGTCGGTTCAGGTTGAATTTCGACGATATGCGAAGCGGTTGATGTCTTGCTAAGTATTCCAGATAGATCGACGGGATCGCCGACCGGTTCGATCGGTCCATCATCGCGTAGCCAACCAAATGGGCGATCGTGCGACTTGGTCGCTGCTTGGTTGATCTTGTGTTGCAGTTCGCGATCGGACCACGGCGGGGCACATCGTGGGTTGTATTCGGTTTGCAGAATCGCCAACGCTCGGTCGGGTTCGATTCCGAAACCGTGAACGAGAGCGGTTGCGGCGGCGAAGGTTTGACTATGGCCGCTGCTGCCGGAAATCGCCGCCGGCATGGAATTCAAGTATGCGATCGCTCGCATCTCGACATCGGCGGTCGGGGCTGATCGCGTGGCCGCGACGGGTTGCGGTTTTGATGTTGGCACACCACGCCGGACGATGACGGCATCGGCGAGGGCTTTCACGCACGCGGCCAGCATGAGAGCGGGGACCGTCGCGGGTTTGGCATCGAGGATTTCATACGGTTCACCTTCGGGATGAATGCTGGGTCCGACGACGGTTTGCCCGCCTGTGGATCGCAACTCCACGATCATCGAACCGTCGCGTGGATCTTGGTGTTTTTCAGTCGAGGCACCGGTGGCGACATACCAGCGATGCGAACGTGGTGCGGATGCTCGTCCAGTGATCGCCGGGGTTGGCGGTAGGTACTGGTCGGCCAGTTCGATCGCCTCGTGGCAATCGAGATCAACGTCGACGAGCCAGCCCGATGGTTCGCCGAGAATGATGCCGATGTTGCAGTTGTGCGGGAACGCCTCCGGTTTCAATCGTAGGTTCGTCCAGTCGCGACGTGAGGGCGATTTCGATCGCGGGCGCAGCGGAACGCAATGCCAACCACGTTCAAGAAACGAAGCGACTTGCGATCGAACGTCGATGGGACCGGATTGCGACAAGCCGTTTATTCCTGGTTGTCCGACTGAACGGCCGGGGATGGATCGTTGGTGGGTTGGGTGGGTGTGTAGAAGCCATGGGCCAGTGACGGCATATCGAGCCCCATCGCCGCGGCGTCATGAATCTCCGGCGGCACTTCGATGTTTTCCCAAGCCCACCGAGCGACAAAACGGAACGCTTCGAGTTGCCGTGGCGTGGGCAGGTTGCTTTCAATCGCCATATCAGAACGGAGCTTCTTCAAGGGGAATGTTCGGGATTTCGCCAAGCGACTGCTTTACAATCCGGTCGTACTTTTGACCGGAGATGGATCGCACCGTGATGCATGTCGGACCGGCGAGCAGACCGGCCGCCGCAATGTCCATTGCTTCCTCGGCGTTCTCTGGACAGGGATCAAGGCAACGTTCGCTCCACCACTGTTCGGCTTTGCGGCGTGCGAACCCGGAATGCTCGATGCAGATGAACTCACTCTGCCAATGATCTAGCCCGATCATGTAGTCGACTCGCAAGCATCGCGGCGCATCATCGTCAGCGTCGCGTTTGCGATGGATGCGATAGACGCAATCGTGAACGTCGTAATCGGTGTCGGTGACTTCGCCGGAGAGCACACCGGCATCACTTGCTTTGGCGTCGTGCGCTTCACGATCCGGTGGCGGAAACGGATGGCCGCACTCCGGGCAGTTCGCGTAGCCACACGCAACCAAGGCGTGACACTTCTCGCACTCCTTCGCCGGCGGTTCTTGACCGGGGCGAGCGGCCTTGTCCTTCGGTTTGATCTGGTCGATCGGTCCGTGACGCTCGATGTTGCCGCCGAAGTCGAGGACCAGACAGTTCTGTTTGTCGGGATGCAGCCGAAAACCGCGTCCGACGCATTGATAAAGCAGTCCAGGCGACATCGTTGGACGCAGCATCACGACGCAATCGACTCGCGGCGCATCGAAGCCGGTCGTCAGAACATTGACGTTGCAAAGAAAACGTAATGGTTCGGTTTCAAGCAGCGACGTTGGGGCGTCGCCACGAAAGCGGGCGAGCAACTCGTCACGTTCGTCCGCTGGCGTTTGTCCGGTGACGAAACCGCATTCGACGTTGTGGTTGTCTCGCAATGTCTCGACGATTTTCCGCCCGTGTGCCACCGACGACGCGAAGATCAACACGGCCCGGCGATCGGCTGTCAGCTCCACCATCTCGGCACACGCGGCCGACACGAGGGCCTCGTCGCCGGCGAGTTGTTCGACTTCGCTTGAGATAAACTCACCGGCGCGGACGTGAACGCCGGAAAAGTCAGCTCGGTTGATGCCAGCTTTGGATACGAGCGGGCTGAGGTAGCCATCGCGAATCAGTTCCTTGATGCCGATCTCGTAGCAGATGCTGTTAAGAAAATGATCCGGCGAGCAGATCATGCCTGAATCGAGGCGAAACGGCGTCGCGGTCAAGCCGATCACTCGAACGTTCGGATTGATGACTTTGCAGTCGGCCAAGAATTGCCGATACATGCCATCGCCCTTCTTTGAAATCAGGTGGGCTTCGTCGACGACGATCAAGTCAAACGGATCGAGATCACACGCTCGCTTATAAACGCTCTGGATCCCGGCAACGAGAACAGGAGTGTTCGTGTCACGTTTCTTCAGCCCAGCCGAATACAGACCGACATTGATGTCAGGACAGAGCCGACGAACCTTGTCGGCATTCTGTTCGAGCAGTTCTTTTACGTGAGCCAAAATCAGAACGCGGCCGTTCCATTGGTTCACGGCATCGGATGCGATCTTTGCCAGCACAAGCGACTTGCCGGCACCGGTTGGCAAGACCGCAACCGGATTGTCGTCACGGTTTCGGAGATGCTCGTAGACCGCATGCACCGCGGCTTGCTGATACTCGCGAAGTTTCATATCGAGTCCTCCTCGCGTTCGATGATGACTTCGCCGTTGTGTCGCTTCTTGCCACGCTCGCTTTCGACGAGATTCCCAAACATCGCGTTGAGTTGCCGGCAGGAGATGCAGATGCGGTTTCCCGGCCCGTCACTCTCAAACGCTTCGTCGCAGCGTAGGCACGTTCGGAAGCCGGCATTGCCGATCGGTGCTGGCACGCGTTGCACGACAACCTCGGCGCGTTCGGCCTTAGGTTCAGGAGCAAACTTCTCGACTGTCAAACGCACGATCTGACTGTCGTCCTCGTACGCGCCGCCGAACTGCATCGCATCGAGTAACGCTTTGAGCGAGTTGTCGACATCACGCCGGCGGCGATCTGGCGGGATCAAACGAATGTCAACAATCAAATCGCCATCGAGCGTTTTGACTCGTTTTCGTTTTAGCAACGAACTGACCGCCGTTTGATATTGCCGGCCCTTCTTGCTGACAAGCACGCGGTTGCCGACGTGTCGCCAGTACGTGTTGACCGACGGCGGGAACGGAAGGTTGAGTTTGAACAAGGTGCGGGCTCAATGGGAAGAAGTCAAAAAACAGCCGGCCGGCAATCCGTGCCGGCCGGCTGTCGGGCCTGGAAGCGATCAACAAGAAGCCACGGCTATCGCTTCCAAGGGGGGCTGTTGTCACCGACCTGCGACGCCGGTTTCGGCTCCGCGGTCGCCCCGACCTTGGCGTATCCCTTCACCTCGTTCTGCAACTCGCCCGTGTCTTTGCGACGTTTCAACTTGACCGTCAGCATGCACGGCAGGTTATGAAGATCGCCAGAATCCGAGGGCACCAAGACGCCGACGGATCGGCAGATCGCGGACAACTCCCGCCGGGCGATGTCCACCGCGGTCGCATTGGGGTTGTCGAGGTTGAGTCGCACCCAGAGAAGACGGTTTGCGTACTCTCCCTCCACGATCTGAAAAACAAGCTGCAAGTAATTTCCGGCACCCGATTTGGTCGGCTTCATTTCGCTGTCGGTGATGACCGCGACGTAGGTTCCGTCCGGGATCGGTTCCATGTTGTTGGATGGTTCGACGGTGTTGGCATCAAAGCCTTGAAGGTTGGCCATTGTGTGATTCCTTGGTTAGGTAGAAAGAGAAAGTTCAGTGATTTGGTAAAGGGTCAGTTGGCCGTCATCGCACCGACGAAAGCGGACCAGGAAAGTGGCAATTCTTCGGCGATGCCGTAGCGGTTCTTCGCAACGCAGGTCGGCGAACCGTAAGCACGGATGACACGTTCGCCACCTTCTTTGCCGATCGCGTGAGCGATCGTGCGTTTGCGATTGAAGCCGCCGTCTTCGGATTGCGTTCGCATCTTGCGAGTGGCAAACAAAACCGCGTCGCACCACTCTTTCACGAGCGCCGCGGCGTGTTTGTGAAGCCGTGGCGAGTAGCGGTCGTAAGGCGAAGACTCGGGATCTTCAAAGCGTTCGACCTTGGAATGGGCGATCAACACGATCACCATTCCGCGAGACCGGAGCGTCCCGAGCAGATCCAGCACGTCACGCCACAGAGAGAGGGCGTGCATGTAACCGCGTGCGTACCCGCCGTCGACCTTTTCGATCGACTCGACGGCATACTGCTGACAGAGTTTGTCCCAGACAAGACGCTCGAGCCAATCAAGCGAGTCGATCACGACGGATTCGTAATCATGCTTTTCATTGACGAGCGTCTTCAGCGCCGCGACGACATCATCAAACGTCGTCGCGAGCGGAAAGCGGTCACATTCGATCTCATCGAGACCGTCTTCGGTTTGAATGAAGATCGGTTTCGGTGCCTCGCTGCCGAACGTCGACTTGCCGATGCCCTCGACACCGTAGAGCAAGACACGGGGCGGTCTCGACTGCCGGCCAGATTGGATGGTTTCAAGTAAATTGGTCATTGTGTGGATCGTTCCTTGTGTGAATGGTTGATTGAGAGAATGAATCAGAGCGACGCGATCGGCTCGACGTCGAAATTGCCGTCGCGATCGCTGGTCACGAGGTAATGTTTGAAATCAACTTGGACAACGAATCGTTGTTCCGGTCCGAGTTGCTTGCGGAGCGATTTGCACGCTCCGGTGAAGTCGCGTGATGCATCGTTGAAGCGATCGGCCGACCGCAGATAGCGACCGACGGCGAGCGAGATTCCGACGCGTTTTTCAATGTCTAGTGTTTGCACAAACGTCCTCCGAGGCGGAAACAGATGGCGTGACAAAAAACGCTTGCCCGCCCCGGTACTATCTATGCCGATCGCTTAGCGCACGGTCCGAAGAAGTTATTTCTCGGTCCAGTCGATCTCGCCAAAATGCTCGCGAATCTTCGCCATCGCGGCGTCCATTTTCCGACGTGAAAGCCCAAGTGTTTCGGCCGTTTCCTTTTGGTTGGACGTCATCAATTCGCGAGCGATCGGCCGAAGATCCTTGGGCAGGGTTGCGATTCGTTCTTCGATTGCATCCGACAACTCGATGTCCGCGATCGGATTACGAGACTCGGTTTGTCGAAGCCGGTCACCATCGTCGGACGACATGCCGACAATCCGTTCCTCGGATTTGAGGTCGGGACCGTCGACATAGTCCGAGAGCGACGTGATCTCCATCCCCTCGCTGGGGTTGGATCTCTGGCGGGTGACCTTGCGCAGCAACATGCCGACACCGTTGACGACCACTTGGGTCACGAACGCTTTCACGCTGCCGAGTTCGGGGTTGTAGCTCGGTGCCCGCTCGCAAACATGCAGCAGCAAGTCTTGCTCGATGTCCTCGACGTCCATGTCGCGAAGTTCGGGACGCGTCTTGATCTTGTGAGCGGTTCGCTCCACCAGCGGCATCGCGAATTCGATCAGTTCCGGGGCAATTTCTTGGTTGGACAAAACAGAATCTCCCGGCTGGGGAGTTCGCCAACCGTCGCCACAATCACCACCGCAAGAAAGACTGTGTCGCGACGAGAGTCACGAAAAACACAGGCGGCGGCGAGGCGAACGGTTGCGTCCCTCAGCCGGGGATGGGGCAAGACAACTTCTGTCCGTGCCGGACAAAGCCTGTCCGCGGGAGAAATTTCCGAATTAAAGTTCCCAGTCAAAAGGCTCTCTGGGCGAATACATGCAGTCGATGCCGTAGTCCAAGTCGGAACGAAGGTGGTCGGCCAGTTCGGGCACGCGTTTGTCGATTTCTTTGATCGCCCGCCGGATCGCACGAGCAATGCTGTCGCCAGCACGCTTGGCATCGGTATCGTCGCGAATCTTTCTATTCAGCCCGGTCGCCTTCCGGACGTAAGCCCGGACCTCGTCACGTTCGGTTTCTAGGCGCATTGCTGTGGCGAAGTCTTGATCTTCTTTCGCTTGTTCCAGTTCGCCGGCGATCTGCCGCAGGCGGGCGTGCGAAGATTCCAGCGTGGGTGCATCGACTTTCTCGCCGCGACCACCGGACTTGGCCACTTCGTGGATGCCCGATGCCATCGCTTCCAAGTGCATCGCCGTTACGTTGACGTGTGGGCGGGCCAGCAGCCGGGCGATGTGCGGCATTCCGCTGCTGTCTTTGACCGGTCGAGGCGTCCCATCAAACGCGATCCACCAGAAGTCATCGTCTTTCTGGAACCGGTAGACCGGCATGTCTGCGGACTCGATGCCCAAGGTTTGTTGCATCAATCGCTCGGCACGATTCGTGGCGGCAAGTTTGCCGTCGCCGGTCACGTCGATCAGTTGTTTTAACGCAACCGTGTGCCCATCGACCTTGGAAAGCCAAGACCGAACCTGCGAGTCAATCGGCTGACCGGTCGGATGCAACAGCAAGAATGGGCCGCCAGCGTGGTGGGCGACCAGGTTGACGGCTTTGACAAGATCCGCGGTCCACTTGTGCGTGCAGACATACACGGGCAGATTCTTCAAACTGGCCGGCAACGCTCCCGCCCGAGCGATGTGCGATGTTGAACCGACGATTTCGACACCGCCCGCCAGCGACAGCGCAGCGGCGACCTCTTTCGACAAACGCCGCATGTCGAACTGCAGACTGACGACGTCCGCCCGTGATACCTCGCGGACAAACATTGTCCGTTCGCACCGCGCGTAGCATTGCCCGTCAAACTCCTCGATCAGCCACGCCCCACCGCGATCATCACCAGCAAGCCGGCCAACGATCCCGTCCGTAGGAATCAAGAACCGGCGAAACGACTCGAACTCCGTCCCGAGCCGTCGTCGCCAATCGTCCTCCGCCCCGTGCAGCGTGACCGCGTCCTCAATGGATCGCCAAAGTCTGGTCATCGATCTCCACGTCGCTCTCGACCTGGGCGTTGGTCTCGATCACAAAATTGCGAAGCCGCATCCATTGCTCGGCGTGCGTCGCGTTCCCGTCGCGGGTGTAACACGTCGCGTTGCCGTCGTACAGCTTCAGCGTCCGGCTGGTTCGACTGCCGCGGTACCGAATCCGGAACGTGGCACTCTTCAGCCGACCCTCGAACGTCAATTCCCGGTTCCGCTGCTTCATGTCCTCGATGATGTTCTTCGCTTTGTAGGTAAACGTTGCATCTTGGTCGCCGCCCAAATCGACGCAGTATTCGACGAACAGCACCTCTTCGATATTGCCGATGTCTCCGAACGTCAAAGCCTTGGCACCGAGTTCTTCCAACGGTCGCAGCGAGATAATGTTGGTGTCCGTGAAGAACTCGGGATCGTCGTACAACAGATTTCCGAACACACGCTGATAGATTGGCAACGCACGCCGGATCGGTGTGTTGATCTTGACCATCAAGTCTTCGTGATTGAAAACCACCTTGTCTCGATTGGCGGGGCGATAGTGGACATTGCCGATCGTGTTCTCTTCCACGGTCGGTTTGCGAGTGAAGGGATCACCACGCTGGATCGAAAAGTCAAATCCTTCTTCCGTGACCCTGTAGGCCAGATCGCAGTACGCGGTGCGATTGTTCGCGGCCAACCACGAACCGATGTCGGCTGCTGCTTTCTTACAGCGCTCGTCGGTGATTTCAAGAAGATCCGCATGTTTGCCGGGAGCGATGCGGAAACAATCCATCCGCCGTGGCGGCTTCCACGTGTGCCAGATGTGTTCGCGTTGCAAGATCATCGGATCGAACAACCAAACCTGAACCGCGATGTCGGCCGGCGAGTGGTCTTTGTCTTGATCGAGCGGCATCTTCGCTTTGATGGCTTTGGGCAGCAGCCCATCCATGCCGCCGGGCGTCGCCATCTCGTCGATGTAACCGATCGCGTTGAGCAGATCTTGGGGAATTGCTTCGTCGGGTGATTCCAAGATTTTGGCCAGCCGATCGACGTCGAGCGTTGTCGCTTGCCGGGCCGACGGCAGCGACAACCCTCGATCGCCGAAGTAGGCGGCGTATGGTTGAACGAGCTTGCAAAGGTGTTCGGGCTTGATGGTGCGGAGGACTTCCGCGTCGGTGAAGTGCTTCGGATTGAAGGTTGCCAT